AGGAGTCCGTCTCGTGGGCTCGGAGATGTGTATAAGAGACAGTCTTAGGACATAACGCAAGAGGTTTTCTTACGCGTAGCACACAGGGGTTTGCTAATGCACTTCACGCAAAATATACAGGGAATCCTTCAACCACAGGTCATAATTCTCTCGTAGCCGGTAAAAGGTCGCGCTCCGAATCACATCACGGTGTAGGCGGTAATAATGTGTTTTTCAACAGACTAAGACCTTATGATGGCAACACTAAGACGCGAAGTATAGATATGAATGTTTTGAATGGTTTAGATATTGATTCAAATCAATATAATGAATTATTAGGCAGTATAGAATCAAGCGAAGATGAATCAAAAACGCTATTGGATATGATAGGAAAAGTTGACGCAGAAGATTTACCTTTTTTTGAACAGAAATTATCTAAAGATGATACAAAAAACTTCGCGAGGGCAATTGCTATTGAGTATGGTCCGCGCGGAACTATATTAGATGATGAGGATTTGTTTGCTAATGTTAAGTTTTTATTCAAATTGAAAGATAATGATTTTAACCCAAGCGGAAATGACCCCGAAGTTGATAAAACCATGTTGTATTATTTCACTCATGCTCTTGGTGGGTTAGAAGGTGCTATGGGTGAAGATTGGTCGCATTGGCAAGACCTGTTTTTAGAGGCATTCCCTAATGTGTTTGTAAGCAACACAGATACATTTGAAGATAAAAATGAAAGTGAAGAGCGCATTCTCCCATCTTCAAAAAGAGAGTATGAATTGTCAAGGAGAATTAAACCTGCAAAGTTTGAAAATACATTTCAAAGAGATGTTAATGATGATGAGATAACTGCCGTAGGTAAAAGAAATGATTTAAAACGCGCGCTTAAGAACTCTAATATGCCCGAAGACGATGAATATTATTTGGATTTATACGATAAAGATAATCCGGGCAATAAGCAACCTAATCTAATATCAGTTGAATATTCGCAAGGTGAAGGCTCACAAGAGGAATATATGTTGGAACAATTAGGTGATACGAGTGTTGATGATTATGTTGGTGGGTATGAACCCACTTCAACGCCGGTTAGTTTAGGTCAATCGGCTATTATTACACCTATGCTTGTCAGCAATTCCGATTATGGTAATCCCAATCATCATTCAGCAGATGTTCAAAACCAACATATTGGTAAAGTTGAACCTCATACATCACCTATGGCTACAATAAAAGCCATGCGTCACCAAGCCATCATTCGCGCAGAACAGAAAAACGCTAAGAATATTGCAGGGAAAACGACAGGTTCAGTGCGCGCTGAAACACGCGGAACCGTAGCAAACACTTTCTCAGCAGATATTCGTAGTGGCAAAAAAGATAATGAGAGTATTCATGCTCGCGAAGTAAGCGAACAAGACGCGCATAATCGTATGATGATGTTGCACACTTTGTTGTTTCAAGCCCATCACGGACCGGATAACTATAACGAAAAAGACCATAATACTCATAATCAAAAACAAGACTCCATAAAAAGCGTGTATGATTCACATCATCGCGACCCGTTAGGTAGGGGTGCGGGAGCAGGGTCGCTGTATCAACATGAATTACTAAGCGATGGTGAGAATAGTAATTTGGCAATTTATGACGCAGAAGACTTTAACAACAGACATAGAGAAAACATGGTTGTCCCTAAACCTATACGCAGTAATATTGAAAATAGACACCAATTACTCAATGAATTAACCTCACTCTCCCCCAATAAACCTTCGTTTCATCATGACTCGGAAGGAGTATCATATGATGAAATGGGTAGTTCTGTGAAAGAGATGGCTGAGAAGAACATAAAAGCAGGGAGAGGAGGGTATTACAAAGATGCGGATGGAGAAATTAAACAGTATATTGTCGCACCGATACCAAGAGTATTATATCAAGATTCAATGAGGCATCTTAGACAATCAGCACTTGATTTAGCGCGCGATGGTAAAACTGAATTAGCCGAAATACAGGAGCGTAAAACTCAAGAGTTGCAGAAGTTAATTGAAAATGATATAGGCGAAGAACCTTCATTAAACGAAGATGAATTGCGTGATAAATATCTAATGGATGCGCGCGATGGACACCAACAAGCAGTAGTAGCAAGTCAAATATTTAGACCGTTAGTTGAATGGGCTAATCCCGATATATTCAAAACACATACACCCGAATTAAATAATCAAGCATGGGCTGATACAGGCGCATTTGCTCATCTATGTGAGAGTTTTAGGCGCAATCTAAATCCCAAACAAAGAGAGCATTTTTTGAGAAACGGAACTGTTCATGCCCCTCATAGTGGGAAACCCCCCGAATCAGTAAAGGATATACTTACTGCTCATTTCAAAAAACAAGGTGTTCCTGAAGAAGAGATTGAAGAGCGTATATATGGCAAAAAGGATTCTTTGTTGAGCGATATTATGGGGACTGCTATGAGGCACACATGGACAGGGGATAAGAATAGAGGTCAAACTGATGAAAACTTTGGTAAAGATGGCGACAATTCAATATATCACTTAATGGAAAAATATGCAAATGGGGAATTAGATAAGAAGAAATATCCTCCCGCTACAAGCGCGAAAGGAAGAGGGGTGATTAATCACAATGATGTTGTTAAGAAGATATTTGAAAAGGTTCGGGAAGAGTTACCAAAAAATGCAAGTTTGGGAAGAGTATTGAAAAAACTCCATGCGCGCTACATACCTCACAGAATAGAAGATGGAAGTAGTATATTGGAAGATACACGCCCTCAACACTTAGTTGAGTATGGTAAAGGAACAGGAAGAATGAATGAAGATACAGGTGATTGGAAAGGCGGTGTTTATAATTATAAAGATTTGACCGGAGGGCATCATGAAAATAATCCTGTGGCGAATAATCAAAATGTGATGAGTGGAGGAGGCGAAGCATTAAAACCGGATGGTAAGCCATACAGTATGTATCAAGAACTGAAAAGTATTGATGCGTTATGGCATCATTTACAGCAGGTTACAAAAGGAACAAGTCATGGTATTCGGACAGGAGGAGGGACTAAAGCGGGAAGAGGGCTATCCGACCGATTATTAACTCCTAAAGATAAGAATTGGATTCATAGTTTAGGTAATAGAATGGAGAACTTCATAAACCATCTTGGAGAAGATACCCAAGCCGTTAAAGTCTCAACAAAGCAGTTGAACAACTTAGGTAGTATTAAAACAGGAGGTATGGATATAGACACTCTTCAATTCCCTGCTATTCATACTTGTCCTGTGGCGAATGATAAGTTTGGTCATATAACACGACCACAACATACTTACCGCACTGAACATTTATCACAAGGTCGGCTTATGATTGACACAAAAAGAATGGATGGTCATGGAGGGAGAGACACATATAAGAGGGCCTTAGACCCTTATGCTATGCGCGATTTTACCCCTAACCTTGAAAGGTATGATTCAAGTGTTGATGGAAATACTCAATATCCTCCGGTAGCACTTGAGCAATCGGGTGTTCCGGGTGAAAATGTCAATGCTAACTATAATGTGTTTGCGGGTGCGGCGAGCGCGAATGATATAGTGAAAAGAGATTTTGACCACTTAACCGATGATACTCTCATATTCAAAACAGATGGTCGCCCTGTTCCTATAAAGTCAATGCATCGTATCTTTGACCTTGAAGATTTGAAACACCTTCGTGGGTTTAGTGGGGATTGGGTTGCGTCACATATCCCTCAAGGTGAACCTATTACGCTTCAAAAGAAAGGTGAAAGGGTGAAGGCGTATAACGCAGATATGAAATTAGTTGAGTTAACTGATGAGATGAAAGATGAGATGAGCAAAGTCAATGATAAGGACTTCGTTGTTCACGCTGTCATTGATGAAGAAAAAATATATTTTATTGATTTACTTGAAGCCGCAGATGAGAAGACACATAATATGCCCGCGAAAGACCGAGTAAGACATTTGCGCGCACACTTTGAATCGTCGGAACATATCAAAATGCCCGAACCATACAATACAAAGCGCGCGGATGATGAAGGTTTAGAAGAAGCGGTTCACCTATTGAGAGAAGAATCGCCAAGTGATATTTTACTACGAGACGCTTCAACCACATATATGAGGGGAGAAATTAGACACCCTAAGTGGGTTCTTCTAAGCAAAGAGAAGAAAGTTGATGTGATAATCCTTGACCGTAAAGGTATGAATTACCGAATAGGTGTTGGACCAATCATGCATCCCGAACACTATGCTTCTCGCGCTGTTGAAATGGATGGAGAGCATTACATGGATGTGGGTAGCGCGAAAGGACCAAGAGGGTATGATAAAGGAGAATATGTAAGTGTGTTTTGCACAGGTGTCACTCAAAGCGGAAAAGAAAATCCAACATACAAAATCCGTTCTGCTCGCATTGACCGTGATGCGCACCCTCAAGCAACTGACAGTGTTGAAACTCTTTCAATCATGGGTGGTGATTGTATGATACCTCATAGAGTTAGTTTGAATAAAGGTTTCATTCATATTCAATTCCCTGCTCTTGATGATGAAGTGATTTACAAGGTTGACCGAGAAAACGAAGGTTGGATGGTCACTCCTCAAAACACCTTATGGGGTGATGGTGATGATTATTTCTTCAAACTATCCGAAGATATGCGCCCTTATTGGACTCCATTAGCAATCCTCCTTCTTAAATCTAAAGAAGAGCGCGAAGTAAAACCCGAAGTTCCGGCAGGTCATACAAAGAAACGCAAACATATACTATCCGAAGAAGAAGAAATTATCAAGCGAGGGCTTGAGATGGCTGAATTGATGTTAGAGCGCGTATCAAAAGAGAAAATTACTTCCACAGGTGTTGAGGGTCTTGGTATCAATTATGCCGGTGCTGATGTTGAATCTCCGCGCGGCCCAACTACTAACATGACTGACGACACTAATTTGGACTTCAACCCCGAAGAGCGCGAATACAAAGAGAAGCCCGCGACATCTAAGAAAAAAGAGACGCGTATTCGCACCACTGCGGGTGAAGAAGGCATCACAGATAATCGTGGTAATGTCACTATAACTAAGCCGCGCGTTTAATATACGAATAAGCCATGACGGGGTTTGATGGTAATACTCGCACCGCCTGTATCTTCACCTCTTGTCCTTAAGGCATTTGGAGATGATTTGATAGTCGCGGGCTATGCTTCTGTTGAAATGGTTGACAAACAAGGCGACCTTATTACACGCTCCGCTTTGAAAGAAGCATTTGGCGGATTTATGAAAGCCGAAGCATTCCGTAATGTTCAACTCGCGCACTCTAACATACAGGTTGGTAGCGTAATTCCTACTTATACAGATAGTAATGGTCGTGTTTGGAAATCCGAAGTGGATGATACAGGCATGTTTGTTGTTATCAAACTTCGCGGTGATATTGAAAAAGCCCGTGAAGTCGCATCCGAAATCCGTAAGGGCAACCTTCGGTCGTTCTCAATAGGCGGTCAAGCCTTTGAGCGCGTCAATAAAAGCGACGCTACTCGCGGTGACTACCGCGAAATCCGTCGTATGGAACTCCATGAGGTCACGATTTGTGAGAAGGGTATCAACCCCGAAGCACAATTCCGTATTCTCAAGGAAGACACAACAGGTGACACAAACATGAGCGACCCAATGAGCGAACTGCAAAGCGTATTAGAACGGTTATCCAAGAAATTGGATGATGAAGAAGACGACAAGAAAGACAAGAAAGAGGACAAAGAAGACTCCGACAAAGGGTTACCCTTTGGCGACGACGGCGGCGACGACGATGCACCTTTCCCTTCTAAGAAGAAACCCTCCGAAGATAAACTTGACCTCGGCGGACTTAGCGACGAAGACGAAGAACCGGAAGACGACGAAGACGAAGATATGATGTATGGTGATAATATGACAGCAAAAGCAGATGAAATGATAACAATGGACTACCTTAATTGGTTAGAACAAACAGCGAAAGGACAAGGACACAATGTTGGTAACGCTCGCGAGCATTTCAACAAGGGATATGGACCGGGACAATCCGGTTTTGACCATCGTGGACAAGGTTCTCTTGAAGGCGCAGGTGAAGGTGAATCCTCCAAGCGACCTAAGATGGACTTTGGTTCCGCACCTCGCGGAAATACTAATGTAATCAAGCAAGATTACCTCGCACCGAACAATGTAACTCAAAGTGACATTGAATCGGCTTACGAAGTGTATAAAGCCGCATCCACAGAACAACAATTCAAAGGCTCTCTCGGAGACTACTTCGCAGACCGCCTAAAGGCAGAACAGACAATTGCAAAGAATGAAAAAGCGCGAACCAAGTTTGACTCTCGCAAACCTCTTCTTGAATTGCAGAAGGCTGTTGTTGCTCTTGACCGACGCATCAGTAATGTTGCAACAACAAGTGGAGAGACGATTAGCAAGAGCGCATCTTCTTCATCAATTACAATTCCCGATACTATGGAAATGGCAAATATGTCGTGGGACGATGTTCACCGACTTGCTGACAAAGCGTTGAAGGGAGAGTGAAAATTATGGCAAGAAATTATGTAAGAACAGTGCAAGATATGGAGCGATACTACTACGGTGGTGCGGCTCAAACAGGATATACCTACTCAAGTGGCGACATTTTGAAGGCAGACAGCCCTCTTATGTCCACTACCGCAGGAACATATCAAGCAGTATATGGCAGAAAAGTATGGTCACAGTTGAACCAAGAATTCAACGCATTCTCTATACTACCTAAGAAACCGTGGGAGCGCAGTGGATGGCGTATTCTAACAAGTCGCGCATCCTTTACTAAGGGTGGCGGTGTTGCAGAAAACGCTACACTACCGGACACAAGCAGACCGGAATTCCTACATGTCGCGGCTAAACCTAAGACAATCGCGCACACATTTGACCTCTCCGAAGTCAGCATGTTCCTATCCGACAAGGATGACGGAATGGGCGATGTGCGCCAAGTCCTAAAAGAAGAAATGGGTAAGCACCACGCAGAACATGTTAACATAATGATGCTTGAAGATGTAACAACTGCGGCAGGAAACGACTTTGAATCACTTGACCGTGTGACAAGCGACCCTGCTGTAATGACTACTACTCAAGCGGCAGTGAATGTTTTGACAGACCACGATATGTATTCAATTACTCGCGATGGTTCTGCGGCTTTCCACAGTGCAGAAGTTGATGTTGGTGGCGATGCTTCAACATTAGCGACTAACAGAAACCTTTCATTGAATCAACTTGATGGTTTATTCCAACAGATTTGGACTCGCGGTGGTAATCCAAAGGTTATGCTAACAGGCTACGACACTTTGATGCGCACACAGCAACTCTTACAATCTCAACAAAGATTCATGGATAGCAAGAGAATTACTCCTACATACTCCGGTGTGAAGGGTGTTCCGGGTATTGAAGCAGGATTCATTGTTGCAACATACAATGGCGTTCCTATTATCCCAACAAAGGATATGGGCGACGACACCGCTACTGCGGCAGGTTCTCTTTCTCGTATCTATTATCTTGATACTGATTACTTGTGGTTCCAAACTGCAATTCCGACCCAATACTTTGAAAGTGGTATTGAAACAGGTGACCCATTCGCGATTAACCGTCTTGGACAAGAGGGGCTTTACAGAACTATGGGAGAACTTTGGTGTTCTTTCTTCGGTGCAAGTGGTAGCATTCGCAACTTACAATGAGGTGATTAGATATGGCGACAACAACACATAGAGGAATAACATACACAGGAACAGGAACATTTACCATCGCGGCAGATTTAGATTTGCCTCTTTGGGCAGGTGTGGACCAAGATGATACAACATGGTTAACGGCTTATCCGGGTGCTTTGACTTCGTTTGAACCACGACAGACTGATGGTAGCAATAGAATGCAACCACGATTACTATGTCTAACATTGAGCGCGGCATTGGCTGATACTAACACATTAACCCTAAGTGGTGATGTAAATGCAATTTTATCAACACAAGTTAGCGCACAGACCACAGGTGTCTCATCCGTTAAAGTGACTACATCGGGATTGGTATGCACATTTGAGTGTGAATCAACCGCAGACGGAACCACTGATACAACAGGTGCGGCAAGCCTTTGGCTAATTGTGGCTTGAGGTGAGTCCTTTGCCATTGGTAACTTATAGAGGCGCGCACAAAGCGGGTCGTAATATGGGTCCTATGGGTCATTGGGTTTGGGGAGAACCACGAAATATGTCTCAAGAGTGGGTTGATACCTATTCAAAGGGGCTTGTGGGGCATTTTCATGTTGACGGTGTTATGTTCGCATTAACTACAACAGTTGATGAGGGCAATGACGGAATCCCCGATATGAAATGGACTAAAGGCGATATTATGTCTTGGATGGATGAGAACAGTGTTGAATATTCTGCTCTTAATACCAAAGCCAAGTTAATCGCGAAAGTGACAGAATACCTTAATCCAACCGAAGACTCTATGAGCAACGGCGATATGGACAACACAGCAGGAGATGAATAATTATGGCATTTACAGCAGACAACAGACCGCATACGATTGGTGACTTATTGGTAATAACCGGAACAGTCGCGAATGGTGACACTTCAACCGACCTTTCCGCGTTCCTTAGCGAAATACTCATGGCTTCTTGTCACCCATTAACGGGTGCGGCGGGTCCGACTACGGGAACTTGCACTATTGTGGGAACAACTGTTAATTATAACGACCCCGGTGTTGCCGCAGGTGGAAGACTATTCGTAATCGGTAAGAGATAAGGTGATTCACCTTGTCCGATACTAAAGTGTTTGAGTTCACACCCAATGAGGGTTGTGAGACAGGCGCGGCAGTTGCCGGTGGAGTGCAGAAGGTCCTTGACGATTACACTAATGGTAAAACTATTGAAGGTGTGACTTCTTACACTTTGCAAGGAAATCTATATGTTGTGGTAGTCACCGCTTGAAGGTGATATTATGACAGGATTAACCCCACAAGACATTCACAGAATGGCTAAACAAGGTTGGTCGCAAGATAAAGGCGGCACAGTAAGCACCGATGAATCCGATAGACTGAAAGGTATTATCAAAAAGCAAAACACTCGCTCGCGCAATATCCGCGATGTTCTCAATATAGGTAGCGGCACACGCTGTCGTCATTGTGGTATGTTACATTTCTGTTATCTTGAAAGATGCGGGGCGTGTAGCAAACCAATGGATTACAATCTTGGTAAAGTGGAGAAGATGATTTGATGTTCAATATTCTCAAAAACGACCCCGGTGAAATTGGTAGGATGCTTGCCGAACAGCAACAGCAAAGGCAACAGCGAATGAGTGAACCTATCAAAGACCCTGCTCAAGAACAGTATCTAAACTCATTGAGAGAAGAAGCCGCTAAACTGCAACAACAAGCGGACGAGGCACAAGCAAAACAAGCAGAAATTAGTGCCAAATTACAAGAAGCAGTTGCTCGTATAGGTGGGGGTCAGTAATGCCCACCGTTTTTCAAACAGGTGAGCGAGCATCAAGACCTCTTGACCCTACGCGCTTGTATTACACTACTGCTCAAAAGGTTGCAGAAATACTTCAAATCCCACTCCCCGACCCTGTGTATCTAACAAATGATAGCAACACAGGTGCAACAAGCGCAACTATATCAGCAAGCGATTACAGACACACCGGCTTTGAAGTAGGTGACAGTATTGAAATTGCGAGTGATGCTGAATTAGGTGAGACGCGCGTTATCACTACTATTGGTCGTGACGGAACAGGTGTAGTTATATCATGGGTCGGTGCTTCGGTCGGTGATTATGATGTAGCAGATAATGCATCCATTCAACCTCTTCAATCATTCACTAATGGTAAGCGTAAAGGTGTCACTAAATCTCAAGTTGAAACTTTGATTCAACGCACACAAGACAAGATTGATAACTTGACAAACAACTCATGGCGACCTCAATTACAAACAGCAGAATATGTTAATTTTGATACTTACAAACCATACCGACGAAGATATTATACAGATTATGTTGGTTCTGTTCCTCTCTATTTCCGCAATGTTCAGCAAATAATGAGGCTTGAAGTATGGCAAGGTCATGAGTATCGCGAGATAGCATGCGCGGAAGTGAGACTCAAAGTTATTGATTATACCCAATTGACAGCAGATAGCGATGCTGTGTATCTATGTCCGGGTGGTGGTGGTGTCGCGACCCTAACAGTGGGAACAACAAAGGCTAAGTTTAATGCTCAATTCAACAATATCACAACCGCGCAACAATTATCCGACCTTATCAATAAAGATTTGAGACGCGGTAAAACAGCCACTTTATTCTCTCCATCATTTTCTCTTGAAGACGCGGAGGCTGAGGACGGTTCTGTTGTCGCTAATGTTCATCATGAGTTTATGTCATCAGCGAATGCAGACTATGGTGGCGGACAAATCAAAATCACAAGTATGCGTCGTGGTGACGCGGGTGAAACGGCTACAATTGTTGTTAGTGACGAAACAGCGATTAGTGTCGCAGGTGCTAATTCTTTCTTAGGAGAGGTAGTTTCATCCACAGCAACTACAATCACACTCGTCACTGCGGGGTCTTTTGTTGATTATGGTTTGATTAAAATTGGTTCAGCCATTGGTTATTATACAAGCAAAACAGGTAATGTGCTAAATGGTGTCACAGACCTTAGCGGCGACATAAGTGCGGCGGCAATAGCAGAAGCAGTAGTAAATCAAACAAGATTCACCATAGATTATGTCGGAGGCACAACAGGTGATGAAGCGCGCTTGCGTGATTGGTGGTGTGATTATGATTTAGGAATTATTTACTTCAATAACACATATCCTTACTTCTCATGGAACGCTGTTAAAGTGTCTTATGTCTATGGAGAGCGATATGTTGAGAAAGCCATTGAAGACATTTGCACTAAACTTGTCGCGATGGATTTGATACTATCCGATGACCGAAGTGTGTTGCTACCCGAAGGAACACAGAATGTTGATTTAGGTTCAAAATACCAACTACTAAAGGCTCAAGTAGCGGAAACCCTACCACGATATGTTGAGGTGATGACACTTGAGTGATGGAGATTTCACTAAGTTGAAAGAGAGTATGCGCAAGGGGCTATCCGAGTCATTCAAGAGTGCGCGAGAAGCGTCTATCTATGGCAACGAAGGCCGCGTCTATCTTGTTGCGGCGGCTGACTTTTTCGGCTATGATGTTGATAGAGAAAGTAATATATTACTCAAGAACGGTTCAATAATGGGTCCTAAACACCCCGATTACGAAGCAATCATTCAATCAGCAAAGAAGCAAGCATCTAATGAAAGCAGTATAGGGAGGGATTTCTAATGCCTTTGGAATCTGTTGAACTTTTGAAAGGTTTGTTTGATGACGGATGGAATCGCTCAACAACATTACAGCGCAAACCTACAATCCAAGATATTACAACTGTTGCACCGGGCGGTAAGAGGCTTGACCTTTCTCGCGCGGATGCCATCGTTCTGTATGAAACAGCACACAATGAAGAACAACCCGAAGTATTCTATGACTTCGTTCACACTCGCATAAATGTAACTGTTGATGCGCGCACTATGGAAGGTCGCGCACAACTTATGAGAATGGAAGATGAGATACGGCGCATCGTTCACGCGAGCAGGAAAGGCGATGGGGTTAATTTTGACCGATTACTCTATAAAACACGAACTGACCTCTCGGATAGAACGAAGCGGTTGCATCGCATGACTTTTCAAGTTGAGATTGTAATATTTAGCGAATTAGTAGTATGAAATGAGGGATAAAGAATGGCATCAACAGTGTATAAGGGTGATTTAGCAGAAGTAACATTTGGTCACGAATGTGGATTAATATTAACGCATGGTGCATTTGGT